CTTGCGCGCAGTACTAGATTGGAGGTGATAATATTTTAACACTCTACTCAATTCAAGGATCAGATCCTGTTTACGTCGTGCATGTGTTTGCAGCCTTACATGACTGCTGCATAGTGTTTGGAAGTGATGGTAACTTACCATCATTTGCTATAACGCAAATCCAATCGACACGACCTCTAAATTCGGGTTTGACAACATTGCTGGGTGACAAAGACGTATTGCATGTAAAGTTAGATGGTGAATTATATCCACCAATCCAACCTCCGCAGTATCGTAGTAAGTTATCCTCTGGCGACAATATGTTTATTGTACAAGAGGGAGATAGCTGGTCATTCTTCTCAGATGATAGCGCCGGAACGGAATCCGGTGCATGTTCGTTTGTGAAATGTACGCGTAATCCACCAGAAGTAACATTAACCAGAGGAGAAGACTCCCGAGGTGAAATTGTGTTTGCTGTAGATTATGCGTCATGGTACCCTGTTGGGACTACTGCCTGGAGTTGGCGGATGAGATTACTGAGATCTTATATCGTTGCGTTTCATCGAATAAACGATGATAAGTGGAGATATAATTCCTTCGTAAGTTCTTGGCAAATGGGAGTTGGCGATCCTACAACTGTACCGATCGGTATAGTTCGGAAACCTGACCTCTTAGTTGCAAGTATGTTAGCGGATAATATGCCAAAGTATGGCATACGTAATTCGTTTACTGACTCATCTAACAATCCATCCAGTTTTCTACCGGTAACCCCTAGCATCGACAGGATTGGTTTGACTAATCATATGGAGATGTTACAAGGGTTTGCACAGTCGCAGAAGAAGGGTCTATTCGATGAGCTTGAAACAGCTCATTCGGATGTCAGCCAAAGCATTTGTGAAAATGCCCAATGTGTTGACGTTAACAGTTTAGCTTATATCAAAGATATAGTAGAACTGAGCGCGGCAATACGGTCTGGCAACTTTAGTACTCTTACTTCTATACTAGGTTCCAAATCTGCTCTGAAAGGAGCAAGTAAGGCTTTACTCTCGTCTGAATACGGAGTTCGACTAACTGTTAGAGATACCCAAGAGATAATGAAATCTCTTAAGAAATCTTTCAGCAATCGTAACCGTTATAAGATTGGGAGAGGGGCTTGTTCTTTTTCCACTGAATGTAAATTCATGAAGAAGACGATCAAGTTTTCCACCGAAGAACACTATAAATGTGTTTATGACTCGTGGGACCGAAGTCTACGCGGCATCATTCGCAATCTTTATAATGCGGATCTTGCTCTAACGTTGGACAATACTTGGGACCTAATACCATTTTCGTTTGTCGTTGACTGGTTTCTCCCTATAGGAGATTATTGTAACCAGGCTGACGCGCAAGCATATTTGGCGACGCTAGATATAGTTGATGTTCTACATTCCATTAGGACGTCGGCGCGTTTACCCATTGAGCTTTTAAAGCTTTATGGTAATGTGTCGGGCTATGTCGAGTATGTGCGGTATGAGCGAAAAATCGAATCAACCTTACCTCCAATTGTTCCCCACTTCACCGGGATTCCAGAATTTAAGAATTTCCTGGAACTCGGCGCCATCCTTATTACAAAACATAAGGGTCGCTAACAAACGCAGCATAGCTGCACCTGTGTTTAAAGCAGGAGAAAGGAGGCCATTATGGCCAAGTCAATCGCACTCAACTACACCGATAGTGGTGTGTCAGGGACCACAACTTTGAAGAAGGATATTGCTATCCTGAATTTCAAGAGTGATTACCGCGTTAAAAGTGACGAGCCTTCAGAGGCTGTCATAGCTAACATCACATCACCTATTGATCGTCCGGAATCATTTAGATTCGCTATGACGAATGTTGCAGACATTTACAAGGGATCAGGTATCGATTCGGGCTTCTATTCACCATCAAGGAAAGGCATTTCTTTGTTATGCCAACTTAATGACGTCTACAAGTACGATGACAGTGCTGACTCAACCTTTAAGGCACAATATCTCCCAATTTCTGGGCACATTGTTCTTAAGGCTCCTTGCAACGAAGCATTAACTGACGACATGATATCCACCTTTGTGGGTAGATTAGTCGCAGGTTTGTACAATTCTGGTGTTTTAACATCAGATCGTCTCAAAGCAATGCTACGTGGATCACTACTCCCATCCGATATGTAGGAGGGAAAGTGACATGTCTGTTAGTGCAAACCGTGAACTCAGTTTTCTGGAAATCCTCTCAAAATCTTTGAGTGGTATCACTTTTAAACATTCTAGTGGTGCTTTGCATCACGACGATGTGGACACATGTCGCAACGCTTTTGCATTGTGGTTATGTCTAATAGGTGATCTGTTATCGCAGCTACCGAATCCAGTAAGAGAATACCAACGCATTTTACCACGTATTGTGGCTGAGGTGCGTATAAAAGGTATTGTTATTGACGACCTATGTGCTGATCTTGCGCTTATTGATGAGAACATCATTGATTGCGCATCGCATCACAAAAGTGTAGGGTGTTTTAAACGCACCTTAAAATCAATAACTCTTTGCAACTCATGGTTGCGTGGCGTAAGTAGCGATATGATTGCATCATTTGGTAGTGATCTTATCATATGGCGGTCGTTACACCAAGTGTGTCGCTTTCTTCAGAGGATAACTCTGAGACACTGTGACGCATTAGAGGTAAAGACAAGGGATAAATACCTTGACAACCTTATACGTGTAGCATTTCATCATGATACTACTGAAGATGAAGTTCCAATCATCACAGATTGGTTCAGTGGCTTTGCTATGCCGACGATTGGCGATTGCCAATTCGGAAGCGGTGCGACGTCTTTACAAAATGTCAAATCATTAAGCGAGAAATACGCTCAATTGGTTGACACTGCGAGGACACGCATCTTAGCAAATGCACTTGGGATCAGTCCAACAGCGGAAATCGCTGTTAGGAAGCCGTTAGCTCGTCTAGTTTTCGTGCCAAAAAGCGTGAAAATAAAACGTCCTATTGCGGCTGAGGATCCGATGTTGATGTTTTATCAACAAGGTCTCCTTCGGTCTCTCGACCACATGTTTCGGTCTACCCTTCTCCGCCGCAGAATTGATCTTCATGATCAATCTCGCTCAAGAGCAAGGGCTTTGGTCGGATCCACGCGTCCTGACAAGTTTTGCACAATTGATTTATCTAGTGCAAGCGACTCAGTTCGTATGGAACTTGTGGAAAAATGGTTTCACAACACACCAATCAGCAAAATATTAAGATTGGCAAGATCCACTGAAACTACAATCAACGGATATAGGGTTCTATTTCCTATGTTCGCGTCTATGGGAAGTGCTTTATGCTTTCCTATAGAATGTTTGTGTTTCGCAGCAATGTGTGAGGCCACGATCATTTCGTGCGGTGACGACCCATCATACAGTGATTACTGTGTGTATGGTGATGACATCATTATTGAACAGCGGTATGTTGAAGCGTTAATAGAACGCTTAACGTATAATGGTTTTCTTGTAAATAAAGAAAAATCATATTACGCAACGGACTGCTGCTTCCGCGAGTCTTGTGGTGGTGAATACTTGGATGGTTACGACGTAACCCCAATGTACATACCCCGCAATTTTTCCATGTCCAAAAAGGACAGGCTCAAAATGATGAGCTCGAGCATTGTGATGGTGAATTCTGCCTATGGCAGGAACTATCGACTTATGCGCCTTTACATTCTGCACAACATCATTGATTTTGATGTTGTCTTTTCAGACGATCTTTCTCTTATAGAGGATGTTGAATCTGAGCAAAATGAGCACTGGTATGATACCAGTGCAAAGGGTTCATTCGTATTCTCTCCTACAGCAACAAACTACAAACTCAAAAGGCGGTGGAATAGCCGTCTATTCAAGAGTGAGGTTTTGGTGCCAGTAGTGACAGCTGTCGAGAGACAGCCTAAGGAGAACACTGATAGTCAGAGGTATATCTATACTCTGCATAAGCCACCAGTGCTGAAATCTGGTTGTGAACCAGTCGCGACTGCTAGAGTCGTCGGGCGTACAAGATTGACTTTGCGCAAATCCTGGCGCGGAGTTATCTAGCAACAGTGGATTTATGGTGAGACAAACAATTTGGTGTAATTGAAAG